TGCACTAGAACGAGCAGGAACAATCGGGAGTTTCCTTTGCAGGCAACCCTCGACTTCCGTCGCAAGTTTAGCGCTAAACTTGTATAGACATCTTTCCCAAGCAAGGTTAGATGTTGCTACAAGTGAAGCTATGGCACTAGGATCAGTGGAAGGGCGTCTGCTAGACCCTTTCGGTATCTTAGCAGACTCAGGTAGGACACGCAGGTATAACGGGGTAATATCTATCCCGTTGTAGGCGTCTACGCCGCAGCTCTCCCGGAAACATGGTTGGTGTTCAAACCAACTTTTGTAATCCGTGAAAGACTTCGACTTATTCACCTTTAACCCAAAGTGTTCTATCCAATTCACTACCTGTTGTGAGTATTGTGCGGGCACGATGATATCATCACCGTAAACCCTCACAAGCTTCGAAGCGCGCTCTACTCTCCTAGGGGTTGGGGTCATACCCAACGCGTCCAGTATCGCTGCCATCGCTATTAAGGCGAAGGTCACGGACTGAACAGGGAAAGTAGTAGCGTTACCCATACCGGCATACTTGAGAAGCACGCGATGGTTTATTGTACCATCAGAATACTTCTCAGAGCGGCTACGGACTAGCCAATCCAGAAAGGTTGGCACGTGCTGAAAGACGGTCTTGACCAGTTGTAAACTGAGCAAGTCGCTAGCAGAACTTAAGTCTATAGTCGCCCATAGGCCGGTACGTGAGCCATCCAGAGCTAACTTTTGGTTATGACTCTGGTTGGTTAAATCGAGACTGTTCGACAGAATGCGGTCTTTTCGGATTTGACTCCGAAGTGCCACGTTCAGGCCCTGTTGCAAGAACTGCTTCAGGACAGGTTCGACAGTTATTGTTCGCCGAGAGGTTGAATTCTTAGCGACAGTAACAAGTCTCGATTGCTTCGAGGTTTCACCTTCTGGAAGTGCTTGACCAAACGGTTTTTCAACCCAATGGTCTCGTACGCATCCAGAAGGAGACGAGTCAAGTGTTCGTTGGCCCGGTCTAATGATACCCTCCTCGTTGGAGAGCTGTAGACGTGCGTT